GAAGGAATGAAAAGCCTTGAAAAATAAATTAATCCTCGTTGAAGGCATACCCGGGTCGGGAAAATCCACCTTTGCCAAACGGATATTTGATTTCTATACTAAAGGTGGCTTGAAAACCACTCTATACAATGAAGGCGGGTTTCATCCAGCAGACCTTGCCTGGAATGCATGCATTCCTGTTGAAATCCTTGACAGCGTTTTGGCACCCTATGAGAGTTTTCGTGACGAGATTGATAAGAATACCCATATTGAAGATGATTATGCTATCGTTTCATATACTCAGGTAAAGACTGAAAATAAGGCATTCTTCAAAGACATGGAATCTCATGAGGTATATGACAACCGTGTGCCGTTTGAAGTTTTTGAAACTTTACACCGCAAAAGGTGGAGTGCTTTTTGTGAGCAGGCAAAGCCAAAAGATGAAATTACTGTGTTTGAATGTGCTTTTCTGCAAAATCATGTATCAGAATTATTGCTTTTACAGCTTGCAGACATCGAAGTGATGAAGCAGTACTTCAATACACTCATACATACAGTTATAGAACTATCTCCAGTCATGATCTATCTTTCTCAGCCAGATGTGAAAGAGACTATTCAGCGCATAGCCAGTCAACGAGTTTTTGAGCATGGTGCATGGATTGATGGTTTCATTCACTATACAGAAAATACACCTTATGGAAAATTACATGCAATTAAAGGCTTCGATGGTGTCATTCAAAGTTTAGAAAAACGAAAAAGCATAGAACTGGAAATTATCAAATCTTTGCCAATTGAAACTATTATCTTAGAAAATCCCAACTATAACTGGGAAATTCTATGGAAAGACCTTGAAGAAAAGTTACCGGTATAACTCATTTTCTCTATTAGCTTTTTATAGCTGATATTCCTAATACTCTTTCATATCAGCGGCTAAGAATGTCCATGTTATTTGCTGGCCTTGCTGCTGATATGCTTTATCTGGCTGCTTCTGGGGAGACATATAGGAACATTCATGAGTCACTTTCATATCAGAAGACGTGGCCATCAATGAAGTTCCGGTCCATTCTCTGGTAGGCGCCGATTCCAGATAATTAAAAAGCTTCGTAAACCAACTGTGAGCATCAGAGGTCTGTTGAACCGTAATAGCAACAGTGCCATTCCTTACTTTGATTTTAGAGGTCATTACAGAGCCATCGGCAGCAACATCATGGGTTGAAACGTCGTTGGACTTTGCGAATGTAATTGTTCCTACACCGGCTCCCTGTAAGGTGAGCTGTCCCATAGCTTTATGAGATATAACTACTGATAAATCTTCAAATCCGTATGTACTGTACATTTTATCACCTCATTATCTATTGACATCAATTTGCACAAGCACCGTATGAATAGCACCTGCAAGCTTAATAGGGGTATAAATATTAGGCGCTTTTCTTGCGTCTCTGTCGGCTTGACTTTGATTATCTATTGGCTCTGATAATATCAGATATCCGTCGGAAAGCATGTCTCCTGTTGCTAAAGGACAGTAATCTTCGGTTAGCCATATATCAGGCCCGTTCCATTTGCCCGGCGCAATAAAACCTACAAGCCTCATTTTGTTAAGAGCAGGTTTAATGGCCAGCTTTATATCATTCATGCCGGCTTCTGTTTGTGCAATTTTAGGACGGCTTTTTAATAAGTCAAATATTGCAAGCTGCATATCATTAACAAGCATATCAAGATTAATAACCTCATCAAACCATGTGCCGTTTGCCATGACGCCGTTTTCAAATAAGGTATAATCCCCGCCAGAGCCACGGCTTACATAATAGTTTGCATTTGATTTTGTAAGATAATCTACTTGAGTAGCACTCAAATCATCAGGTGAAATGCCTGTAACACTTTTATGCATTAATGTATAGGCGCTGTTAGAGGTCTTTGTATTAGCACCCATAGCATAACCCATAATTCCGGATACTGCATCAGCAGTAAGGGAATATTGCCCTAAAGAGCGCATTAAATTTAATCCTTTAAGATAACTAAATACATTATCCAAACTATTTAAAGCTTCAGATTGATTTGAAGTGAAAAAATAAACGGAAGAGGGGGTAGCAGTTTCTATGTACCTTGCTATATTTTTTATGTCCTCGATATTTGCTCCACAATAGGTCATAGCATACCAATCCGTGTTTTTACTTCTGCAAGCTCTTACAGCTTCCACAACGGTTTCACCTTTAGGAAGACCTAAAGGAATACCTTCACCGCCGACTGTAGCCTTCCCAGCTTTTAATGCTTTATTGTTTGCATCAACTTCACAGACCATTATTAAATGGCCTTCGGTAGCTGTTATTTCTTCATTGTTTGCAACTTCTGTCCAGCCGGAAGAAAGTTCTTTACCATATTCGGGTAAAGCAATTGAAGTGGAGGCGGTCTTGTAAACATATTTATTTCCATAACCTAATTCCGAACTGATTTCAATTTTGAATTTATCTGCATCTGTGTTTACTGCGATAATATCTATTTCAGACAGACCTTCGATTTTTACGTGCCTGCCTATTGCAACTCTTGAAGGCTTTTTAGATTGGCTGAAATACAAGCTTGCAGCCATATATTCAGGCATATTGTCCGTGAATCCATCTTCGGACATGGCATCTAATCCGCTATATATCTTTACTCTATCACTAGAACTTATAACGTCACTTGGGCCAATTATAAGCCCTAAGTTAAATCCTTTTCTGATTGCGGACCTAGGCGAGAGATTAACAATGATATTCACGATATCATCTAAAGGCAGAGTAGCCATTATATCGTCTCCTTTCTTACTTAATCAGTATTTTTTATTATAGATTCATTAATAATTTCTTTAGACTGGCTGATTTCAATTGCTTTAATATTTATTTCTTCTATGGCGTTTATAGAAGTTTCACGACGTACATATTCGTTGAAAACAGCGGAACAATCGACTCTGTTCCACCATTCGCCATTTACTAATTCCGGAACACGTAATATAGAAGGAACATCCGTAACAAGAGAAAAATTATTTTGTTTAAGATATCGCCTTGTATCTTCCCGAAAAAAGCCGTCTCTTATGTCTCTGGAACATTCATAGGCGTTTGGGCCATAGTTGGCAAAGAGAACATGATGCACGTCTGTATGTTCTTCAACCTGTATTAAATCTCTGCCGCCCTTATCTATATACTTTCTGTCACGATTCCTATTGTAAGAATCATCTTGGGGTAATAGGGTAATAGTACAGACATCATCATCCCTGTTCCAGTAAGGGGCAGTATTTCCACTGTATTTTAAATTCGAGCCCCAAGGAAAACGGATTCTTTTGTGGCTTTTGTCTGGGTCTAGTTTTAATATATTCAAAACAAGAACCCTGAATATATCCTCTATTTCCTCAATAGTCTTAATAACCTCAGCCATTAGAATCAACCCCTATACTATATCCAAAGGCTCTGATATAACCATATCTTCCCCAATAGGCAGATTGCAGAACTTTATATCTGTAACCCTGATAAAGAATTTCATCAGATAAGAAAGTGATATCTTCTTCTTTATCTGAACCTTTAATGTCTGTAATATAAATCATATTGGGAGGGGAGCAGAAAAACTTAACAATGCCTTTTTGACGGTCGCCTTCAGGAAATTGTTCTATTTCTCTGGGAGATGCTGGTTGTACAGGACCATAGAAGTTTAGAATACTTTCATCGATTACCTGTGGCCTGCCTTTTATCCATATAACTTTACGTCGCTTTATTTTATAAAAGTCAGCAAAATCAGGGTCAAACATTAAGTCTCGTATTTCCATCTTAATCCTTCTCTCTTACAACATGAGTTATAGACTTTCTTAGTTCACCAGTATCTATAAGAGGTCTATGGGCGTTTTCATTACCTATGGCGTTTTCTAGTTGTTTTTTTGACATCTTTTTCTTGCGATGGTTAATAGTTTCCTGTTTGACGCTTCCAGTTATTTTTAGGGTTTGTGAACCAATCTCTGGCAGCGTTTTCACCTTTAAGACCGGCTTTCTCATAACTATTTCTCATGCCTTCAGTGTCACCATTTAAAGCTCTTTGGCTAGCTTCTTTAATATGCTTAGATATTTCTTCCTTGCTATCTTTTATGGCCGGCTCAATAACAGGGCGTGCAGGGATTTTATTAATATCAGAGCCATTTGTATGGATATATAAAAGTTCAGCATTAGTGATTTTATCTTCTTTTCTAGGCGATTTATCTTCGGGTATTCCCACCAAAGCCTGTAAACTCTCTAGTTCCCGTAAGGCCTCATATACTTTTTTACTTGCATCATCTTTTGCTATAATATCTGAAACGAATTTAAACATATCATTCTCCTAAGGAATATACATACCGCCCATATTGTATATTCTTGCGTACGAAGCGAACTGAACGCCGTAAGTAGTGGATTTCCAGCTTCCCCAACCGTTTAAATCGGATAGGGTTTGAGAATAATCGTAGGCTATTGAAACACCGTCGACGGATTTTGAGGATATAAGGCCCTTTGCCTGTCCAGCGGCGGCGATTGCGCTGTTATCAGCGTTTGGAATTGCAACCATGCTTTGCATGTACAAGGTTACATGGTGTGCTATAAATAAACCCATACACATTTCCCATGCACTTTTATATCTTGATTTTTTAACGGCACCATCAGCCATGTTTATAAAGTTATTTAAAGCCTCTATAGGGATTTTACAGGTATTGTCATCAAAAAAATGAGGATAAAGAGCTTTAAAATTATCCACAGTAAA